CCAGGGAGGCGGTGCAGGCCTTTCGCGAGGCGGGTCCTGGCGCGGTACTGGTGAGTCCGAGCCTGACGACCGGGTTCGACTTTGCAGGGAAGGCGTGCGAGTACCAGGTGATCCTCAAGGTGCCGTGGCCCGACTCGCGTGAGCCGGTGATGATCGCGCGCACCGCAAAGGACAAGACGTACCCGGCGTACCTCGCGATGCAGGCGCTGGTGCAGGCAGTCGGGCGAGGGATGCGGAGTGAGAGTGATCGGTGCGAGACACTCATCCTCGATGATCACGTCCGTTGGTTCCTCTCGACGTACCGCACCTTCGCGCCGCAGTGGTTCCTCGATGCGTACCGATCGAGTCGCACGATCCCGCTGCCTCCGCCTCGGCTGTAGAGAGATGGTACACAGCCTGCTACTCACCTCGCCTGTCGCTTCAACCAGTTTCCGATCAGCGAGGTGGGCTATGGAAGGAATCAGTCTGAGGCCGTCTGATGCACAGGCGGGCGGATTTCTCGATGACGCCGACGTGGTACTGAAGGAGTGCCGGTTCGTGCGGTGGGACTACGCAGGCAAGGCACCGGAAAGCGTCGCGCTCAAGGTGACGATGGAGGATGACGACGCCCGGATCCACGAGCAGTACTACAGCGCAGGAGACCCCAAGAAGATCACGCCGAGTGCGGATGGGCGCGCGGTGGTGGGGGTGGAGTCCTCACCGGGCGGGCTCACGTCGAGTACGAATGCCGTCGCCTTCATCACGTCGCTGGTCAATGCAGGCTTCCCCGAGGACAGCATCACGAATGACGTGGGGGTGTTCGACGGGATGGCGGTCCACGTCAATCAGGTCGCACAGCCCAAGCGTGTCGGCCTGAAGGACGCGAAGGAGAACAAGACGTACCTGCTCGTCACCAAGATCCTGCGGATGCCTGGCGAGGCCGTCCCTCCCAAGCCTGCCAAGGGCGCACCCGCACCGCAGCAGAAAGCAGGCCCGCGTCCTGTACCGGCCAACGCGGTGCCCACGCCGACACCGAGCCCTGCGCCGGTGCCTGGAGCTGAGCCCTCTGCCGACGTGGTGGCGAAGGCACGGGCCACCGTACTCGATATCCTGGCGCAGAAGGGTGGCGCGATCCCCAAGCAGAAGCTCCCCACGGAAGCGTTCCGTGCGCTGAGCAATGACCCGGATCGCAACACGATCGTCACGCTCGTCTTTCAAGATGCGTTCCTCGCGCAGGCCGTGGCCGAGGGCGCATTCGGATACGACGGCACCAACGTCACCCTCGGCTAGTGATCATCACTCCTCGCGCCGTGACGGTGGCGGATCTCGCGCTTCTCCCGTCACCACCACGGACTGAGGGGGCCCACGTCTCGACGCTCATCAAGGCCCTATGTGAAGCCTTGGAGCCTGAGCGCTTCAGCGGCGAGATGGACTACACGCGCTTCGAGGTGGGGTACGCCGTCGAGCGTGCCATCGAACGGGCCTGGGCGGAGCGGCACATCACCGTCATCCGCCCCGGCGAGTTCACGGTGAATGGGATCACGGGGAGCCCCGATGGGGTGAGTTTCGAGGACGACGGCACGATCGTGATCGAGGAGATCAAGTGTACGTGGATGTCGTCGCGCGGGTGCCCCGAGGACAGGAAGTTCTGGCACTGGATCGTGCAGATGAAAGCCTACGCACACCTGCTGGGTACGGATCGCGCGCGGCTGCACGTCTTGTTCGTCAATGGCAACTACGCGGATGAACGTACCCCGCAGTACCGCTCGTGGGATTTCCAGTTCACCACGCGGGAGATCGAGGAGAACTGGGCCATGCTTCGCAACCAGGCCGACGCAGTGAGGAGACAGACACCATGAACAGCAGACTTGCCATGATCACGTTCCTCGATGGTGGCGCGTATCCCGATCAGGGATTGCCGGGACAGCCCCCGTACCCCTCGACGGGGCCGGGCTTCCCCACGCATCCGATTGCCCCGGGTGGTCAGCCTCCGGGAATCTGGGGAGGCGCGCCGCCGTGGGTGTCGCATCCCATCGCGCCGGGAGGATCGCCCGGTGTGCCGACGCACCCGATCTACAACCCGCCGTACCCCTCAACGGGCCCGGGATTCCCGACGCATCCGATTGCGCCAGGGGGACAGCCGCCGTACCCGACGACAGGCCCCGTGTTCCCGCCAGTCACGCCTGACAACACGCTGCCCCCGGTGCCGGGCGCGCCGCCGCCGCAGGTGTCGTTGCCGATCGTGTTGCCGCCGACGAACAAGCCAGTCGAGCCCGACGCCTTGTTCGAGCTGAAGTGGTCCCCCCTGTACGGCTGGGTGCTCGTGCCGATCGAGGAGCCGCCAGTCGCACAGCCCAAGAAGTAACTTCTCCCCGGAGCGGAAGTGGTACGCAGCCTGCTAACGCCACGAGCATGGCACCTACCACCTCCGCTCCATTCCTTCCCGGCTTCACCCGCGCCAACTCCGTCCTCAAGCGGCGATTGATCCTCAGCGTCGAGGGACTGGAGGGCTGTGGGAAAACGCGGTTTGCGCTCACGGCTCCTGGACCCATCGCGTTCCTCAATTTCGACTACGGACTAGAGGGAGTAGTCGAGAGTTTTCAACAGGCCAAGCCCATCTATGTGGCGACGGTGAAACTCGACTTCGCTGGTTCTGGTAAGCGCGAGGAGATCATCAAGGCTGCGGAGAGTGAACTCGCCAAGGTCGAGACGAACTACCAGACGGCGCTCAGGCAGGCGCGCACGATCATCATCGACACGGGCAGTGAGTTGTGGGAACTCCTCCGGCTCGCGGCGTTCGGGAAGCTCGATAAGGTCATGCCCCACCAGTACGCCGAGGTCAATCAGCAGATGACGCGCCTGATCAAATTGGCCTACGACTCCGAGGCGAATCTCATCATCACGCACCGGCTCAAGGAGCAGTGGGTGAACGACAAGAAAACGGGGCTGTACGAGTTCAGCGGCATGAAGGATGTCCCGTTCCTGGTGCAGGCGCATGCGCGGATGTGGAATGGTGAGGACGGGTACCATCTCAGAGTCGGAAAGTGTCGGCAGAACGCGACCGTGGTGGGGCTGGAGTTGACCGACGCGATGATCACCTTCCCCACGCTGGCGCAGTTCGTGTTCCCCGACAGCGAGCCGAAGGAATGGGAGTGAAGTGAACGGGGACTTCATCAGCCTGCGTCCGTCAGACGCACAGCCGCCTGACGATGACGAGCCGCCGATGGTGACCGTGACCAGACCGCGCCCGACTCAGGTCGAAGCGTTCTATCGCGGCATCGAGCGGGGCACGTTCAAGAGCCGCCGCGCACAGGTGTATGTCGGTCTGCGCGATCTCGGCATCTCGACGGCGAATGAAGTGTTTGAATACCTGAAAGAGTCCCGGCATTTCAAACTGCGCTACGACTCGAACACGCGGGCGCGCCTCACGGAGCTGCGTGACCTGGGGTACATCAGGGAGGTCGGCAAGCGAGCGTGCCGAATCACAGGGCAGATGTGCATTACGTGGGAGGTCATCCCGGCATCGGAATACGCGGGGGTCGCCGTCGAAGTTCGGTGCCCGACCTGCAATCAAATTGTGGAGCGTGTCGTGCCAGTCGCTCGCAGGCCGATCAGATGATCCTGCTGGACCGACGCATCGGCAGCAGTGATCTCTACCAACCCCTGCGCGCCCTCAACCTCCCTGTGGAACTCACCACCCTCGACGCCGCTGATGTCGCGTGGCTGGGCCGAGGCGAGAGCGACACCCCCACCCCGGTCGGCGTCGAGATCAAACGCATCGGCGATCTGCTGACCTCGATCACCACGGGGCGACTGAGCGGGCACCAGCTCCCCAAGCTCGTCCGTGAGTATCGCCACGTCTGGCTCCTCATCGAGGGCCAGTACCGCCCAGGCGCAGAAGGACTCCTGGAGACGCGCCAGGGGGCCACTTGGGTGCCGCACGCGCTGGGGAGGAGTCCGTGGACCTACCGCGAGGTCGAGGCCTACCTAACCACACTGGAGGTCCGGGCGGGGGTGCATGTGCGGCGGGCGTACAACAGGGCTGAGACGGTGGCGCTGATAGCCATGCTCTACCAGTGGTGGACGAGCAAGGCGTACGACGAGCACCGCGCACACAAGGCACTGCACTCTCCCATCCTCGACGCGGGGCTGCTGTACAAGCCGAGCCTCACCAGGCGTGTCGCAGCGGAGCTGCCTGGGATTGGGGTGGGCAAGTCGGGAGCCGTGGCGGATCACTTCAAGACGGTGCGGGCCCTGGTCGAGGCGAGCGAGCAGGACTGGATTGAGGTACCGGGGATCGGCAAGACGCTCGCGCAGAAGATCACGAGCGCGATCAATGGGGAGTCGCGGTAGGTGTGGCAGCAACTCCTCGCCGCTGTCGTCGCGGCATTAGTACTCCTGTTCATTATCCTGGTGCTCGACAATAAGAAATCGCGATAGGTGGTACACAACCTGCCTTCCCCTCAGGCATGAGAGTCCAAGGTGAAGGCAACCCCCTCGCAACACTCCTGTTCATCGGCGAAGCCCCTGGCGTTGAGGAGGATCGCACGGGCCGTCCCTTCGTGGGCAAGGCGGGCCGTGAGTTAGATCGGTTCCTCAACGGCTACGATCTCCCGCCGCGCGAGGAGGTGTTCATCACCAACCTCGTGCGTGAACG